TTATGATATTGATTTAGATAAACGAATTACAATCTCAACATGGCAATCACTATACAAAATGCCAAAGAAGTTTTTTGAAGACTATGGTGCAGTAATAGGTGATGAAGCACATCTATTTAAGGCCGTATCACTAACAAAGATAATGACAAAACTAACTGATTGTAAATATAGAATAGGTCTTACAGGCACACTTGACGATAGTAAAACACACAAGTTAGTATTACAAGGTCTGTTTGGTATGGTCAACAAGGTGGTATCTACAAGTGAGTTAATAGATAGAAAACAACTTGCACAATTAAAAGTTATCTGTTTAAATTTAAAATATAACGAAATTGAATCAAAGAAAGTAAAAGATGTAAAATACTTTGAGGAGTTAGAGTATATAACCTCTAGTAAACCAAGAAATAAATACATACGAAATCTTGCTCTAGCGTTAAAAGGCAACACGCTTTTGTTATTTCAACTTGTAGAAAAACACGGCGAGATTTTATTTAACTTAATAAAAGAAAAAGCAGGCCAAGAACGAAAAGTTTTTTTCGTCTTTGGTGGCACAGATACAGATGATAGAGAACAAATCAGAGCAATTACCGAAAGAGAAGATGACGCCATTATCGTGGCTTCTTACGGCACCTTTAGCACGGGTATTAATATTCGTAATTTACACAACATTGTTTTTAGTAGCCCTACTAAAAGTCCTATAAGAGTGTTGCAAAGTATCGGTAGAGGTTTAAGAGTAGGTGATAAAAAAGATAGCGCTACGGTGTATGATATATCAGATGATTTATCTTATAAAGGTAAACCTAACTTTACGCTAAATCACTTCAAAGAAAGAGTCAACATATATAACCGAGAAGGTTTTAATTATGAGATACATACGGTGGACCTAAAATGATTTCAGATGAAGACTTTATATTTTTATTAGAAGAAAGTCATGGCTGTAAAAAGGCACTAGAGATAGGCACAGGCACAGGTAAATCTTCAGCAGCTCTTAAACTAAATTGTGAGGTGTATTCGATTGATAGAAATGATATAATGAAATACAATGTTGATATATATCGTTTCATATGTGAAAGTGAAGACTACTGGAAACAATATCTACATTATGACTTTGATTTTGTTTTTATTGATGGTTCAATAGGTATAGGTGATTGTGAAGAAATACTAAAGAGAACAAAAGACGCTTTTAAAATTGTATTCCATGATTACATACCAGGTGAGAAAGATAAGAATAAGAACAAAGGTTATTACAATATGAAGGTTTTTAAAGAGTGTGCTATAGAAAACTATGACATAAAAGAGCGACAAGGTGGCTCTCATTGTGCCATACTAACACTTAATAAAGATAAATAGCTATATGATAAATCGTATTGATACAAAATCAGTTAAGATTATCAGATTGGTTTCTGGTGAAGAAATCTGTTGTAGATTCCCTTTACACAAAAACCAACTACCTGAAAACTCTAAACTCCTAAGATTACAGGAACCTATGTTAATTAAGTATGTGCCTCGTATAACTGAACACGGCATATCTGATTATATAGCACTTGTAAGGTGGGTGGGTTTTACAGATGAAAAAATCATCACAATACCAATAGATAAAATAGTGACTATATGCAATGCCACGGCAGCCTTTACTCGTAGATATATTGATCTTACAAAGACACTAAAGAATGCTAAACAGGCCTTGCCTGGATATATTGAAAGAAACATGACTCAGGAAGAGTTAGATAACGATTTCAAATCCGATCCTTATGAAAGAGATATTGGGAAGGATGATGTAGAGAATATCGCTGAATTACTTAAAATGCCATCTAAAAAGATACATTAGTGGGTAGCTAGGTTTCTCGGTGAACAGCCTACATGGCTGATTATACAACATGAAATAAATTATGTCAAGCGACCATGAAAATTAGATATTACAAGAACATAGACGGAATGAGATGGCTCGGGTTTATCCTTGCAATGATAGGGGCTTTTGTGTTATCAAATGCAAATCCCGATACACAATGGGTAGGTTGGGGAATCGCAACAATATCGTGTTCAATCTGGATATACATGGGAATTAAAGATAGAGATACACCTAGAGCACTTATGGAACTCATGTATTTACTTCTTGCCTTACGAGCAATTTACAACTGGATTATGTGATAGGTCCTTGACTTATATAACAAATATGATATAATATAATTATGAGTAAAACAAGAAAAAAATCTGAACATTATGTAGATAACAAAGTCTTCCTACAAGCGATGATTGAATACAAGGACAGATGTGAAAAAGCAGAAAAAAGAAAAAGAAAGAAACCACCTGTAACCAATTATATAGGTGAGTGTTTTTTAAAGATTGCGAATCACCTGTCTTATAGACCTAATTTTATAAACTATACATTCCGAGATGATATGATTTCAGATGGTATAGAAAACTGCTTACAATACCTAGATAACTTTAATCCTAAAAAGAGTAATAATCCTTTTGCTTACTTTACACAAATAATCTATTACGCTTTTATTAGACGAATACAGAAAGAGAAAAAACAAACAAACATTAAGTATCGTATGATTGAACAAGGAAACATAGATGAGTTTAGTGTATTGCCAGGTGATAAAGACAACGACTACAAAAATCAGTTCCTAGAATTTTTAAGAAAAAATAAACCTAGTGATGAAACACCTAATAAAAAAGAAATCAAAGTTAAAAAAAGAAAGAGAAGAACATACTCAAGCGTATTAGATATATAACATGAAGATAGCCCTATTGAATGACAGCCATTTCGGCGTAAGAAATGATAGTCAAGCATTTCAAAATTATCAACTTAAATTTTTTGATGAACAATTCTTTCCTTACATGCAAGAGCATGGTATCAAAAACCTAATTCATTTAGGTGATGTTGTTGATCGTAGAAAGTTTATTAATCATCAAACAGCTTCTGTTTTTAGAAAACGATTCTTTGATAGACTTTATGAAGAGCAAATTGATACACACATTATTATAGGTAACCACGATACCTATTATAAGAATACAAACGAAGTCAACGCAATAGAAAATCTTTACACAACCTTTGACAAAAGAAACGAACCATTTATCTACACTAGATCACAAGAGGTAGAGTTTGATGGTTGTAAAATGTTATTTGTGCCATGGATATGTGATGATAATTACGAACACTCCATGAATATGTTAAGAACATCAACAGCAGAAATAGTTATGGGTCATTTAGAAATTAAAGGTGTTGAAATGCAAAATGGCGTAATCAATGAACATGGTAATGAAAAGGCAGATTTTAAAAGATTTGAAAGAGTTATATCAGGTCACTTTCATAAACATAGTGATGACGGCCAGATATTTTATTGTGGTGCTCAATATGAGATGACATGGTCAGATTATAAAGACCCAAAAGCATTTCATATATTTGATACAGAAACAAGAGAGATTAAAAGAATACCTAATACAAGAACAATACACAAAAAGATAATCTATGATGATAAGAAACACGATTATAATAACTTTGACCTTACGCCTTACAATGATCACTTTGTAAAATTAATTGTATTACAAAAAACAAATGATGAGGTATTTGACAAATTTTTATATAGATGTTATAATGAAATAACAATACATGATTTACAAATTATAGAGGATTATTCTGATATAAAAGCAAGTGTAAAAGATGATGTATTAGAAATGGGCGAAGATACGGTTACATTCCTAAACAACTATGTTGATCAACTAGAAACAGATGTGAACAAACAAAAACTAAAAGAATATTTAAAAAGTATTTACATTGAGGCAAGTGATAAAACAGCATGATATATTTTAAGAAGTTAAGATGGCGTAATTTTTTATCTACTGGTAATCAGTTTATAGAAATAGATTTAGCAAAGTCGCAATCAACACTAATTATAGGAACAAATGGTTCAGGTAAGTCAACAATGTTAGACGCATTGTGCTTTGTTTTATTTAATCGACCATTTAGAGATATAAAAAAAGAACAACTTGTAAATACAATCAATCAACAAGATTGTGAATTAGAAGTAGAATTTGAAACAAGTAATAAAAAATATAAAGTAGTAAGAGGTATTAAACCTAATAAGTTTGAAATCTATTGTAATGATGTATTAATAAACCAAGACGCTAACAATATAGATTATCAAAATACACTAGAACAAAATATACTTAAATGTAATTATCGTGCTTTCTGCCAGGTGGTCATCCTTGGATCAACAAGTTATGAACCATTTATGCATTTAAGAGCAAGATACAGACGAGAGGTCGTAGAAGAAATATTAGACATAAGAGTATTCTCACATATGGATTTATTGTTAAGAGCAAAACAAGGTGAGTTAAGTAAGGCCGTAGTAGATGTAAAACATAGATATGATTTATTAAGTGAGAAATACGAATTACAAAAGAAACACTTTGATGAAATACAAGGCCGTGATAAATCTGATATAGAAGATAGAAGACAACAACTAAAAGAAAACGAACAAAGTAATTACGAATACAATCAAAAACTACAAACACTTAACGAAAAAATTATATCTACAAAAGCAGAGATATGGGGTAGTGAAAAAGTATTTAAAAAAGAAAAAGAATTAGATAAATTAGAATCAAAGATAGAACACAAATTAAATACACAGAAAAAAGATGTAGCATTTTTTGAACAAAACGATAATTGTCCTACTTGCACACAACCTATTGATTTAAGATTTAAACAAACACAGGTCTATGAAGGCAAGAAAAAGATTAGCGAACTAGAAGATGGCCTTAATAAACTATCGGCCGAGATGGGGAAGACACAAGAACAAATACAACAATATAAAGCAGTAGAAAAAAAACTTAATGATTTAGATATTGCTGTTGCAAAAATTAATACCTCTATTTCAGAAATCAATAGACACTCAAATAGATTAGATGTAGAAATACAAAAGTTAGAAAATACAGATAACAACTCAAATGAAATACAAAAAGAATTAGAACAAATAAAAGAAGATTTAAAATTAGTCAATGTAGAAAAGAACAAGGCCATAGAAGAAAAGAAATATATTGATATTGCTAGAGAGATATTAAATGATACAGGCGTCAAAGCGAACATCATTAAGAAATATATACCGATCATAAATAATTTGATAAATCGTCATTTACAAGCATTAGATTTTTTTGTAAATTTTGAATTAGATGAGGAGTTTAATGAAACAATTAGAAGTAGATTTAGAGATACTTTTAATTACAATAGTTTTAGTGAAGGCGAAAAACTAAGGATTGATTTGGCATTGTTATTTACATGGCGAACTATTGCAAAGATGAAAAATAGCACGAATACAAACTTATTAATATTAGACGAGTTATTTGATTCATCACTTGATGGTCAAGGCGTAGATGACTTCTTTAAAATACTAAAGACACTACAAAATGAAAACACATTTATTATATCACACAAAGGCGATATATTATTTGATAAATTTACAAATATAATTAAAATGGTAAAAGAACATAACTTTACGAGGTTAACATGATATACAATGGTATAATAATGAAACTATTGCCACCAAATGACGAAAGAGTCCTATCTAGTATAGCACCTTTTGTAGAGGCAAACTTTAAAGAATTAGAAGGTGAAAAAACCTTACAGGAATTTTGTGATGATATGTTTGCTACTATGGTCAACTACGGAGGTATAGGGCTCTCCGCAAACCAAGTAGGCAAACCATATCGAATGTTTGTTATGGGTAATAACAAAGATATACAAAATGGCAAGAAATGGGTATGTATCAATCCTGAAATAACTGATATGTCTAAAGAACTAATTAGGTATAAAGAGGGTTGCCTTACATTCCCTTTCTTGTTTTTAGATATTGAAAGACCACAAAAAGTCAAGGTCAAATATCTAAATGAAAAACTAGAAACCGTAGAAGAAGAAATGGATGGTATCGTAAGTAGATGTTATCAACACGAACTAGATCATATGAACGGCAAAGTATTTACTGAATTGGTCAGTAAATTAAAACTAGATATGGCCCTAAAGAAACGAGATAAAGAAATAAAAAGGATAAGTAAGTTATATGCCAAAAAGAAAAATACTTAAACAATTAGACCTGCCTGAATATAAACAAGACTTAAAAGGTGTTGTAAAGTTTTTAGACAACTTATCTTATTCAGCAGTAAAAACAAAATACAATAAAAAAGGTAATTGGGATGCTGTATCAATCAGAGGATATAGCGATGATATAGGCAACATACTAAAACCTGGTGTTTTAAAATCAGATGTAGAACCTGCAGAATTAAGATGGACACACTTATACGAAGAGGCAGATTTATTACCTATAAAAGAAATACTAACACATATACCTGCCGAGTTTGAAAGAGTTAGAGTTATGCGATTAAAAGCAGGCACAACTATTAAAAAACATACAGATAAGGTAGACAAAGAAATTAAAGACGGCAAACTAGTCAGGCTTCATGTGCCTTTAAGAACTAGTGAGCATGTGCATTTTTACCTATGGGAAGGTAAGCAAGAAAATCATTATAGTTTAGAACAAGGCAAATACTATTATGTTGATGTATCTAAACCACACGCAGTCCATAATAAAGCAGATTTTGATAGACTACATTTAGTCGTAGATTGTTATAACAATCCTAAATTAGAAAATTTATTAATACAGGAAGAAAATGATATTTGCAGTCCCATCGGATTTTGATAAAGTAAAAAGTATATTCTATACCCACAAGAAGTGGTTTCCTCATGTAAGAACTGATTACATGAAGCGTATGATTGCAAAACAACAACTCATATTAGAAGACGGCATATTAATTACATTTCATCACGCAAAAAGAAAACAAACAATAGGCGATGTTCATGTCAGAAAAGGCGATACCGTATTACATCAAATAGCGTCTGATTCGCCAGGGTCAGGAACAGCACAATCTATACTTAATAAATTCTTTGAATATTGTCCTAGAGATGTCTTTTTATCAGTAAGAGCTGACAACTTGACAGCAAACAATTTTTATGTTAAAATGGATATGAAATTAATCGGTAAGACAAGCTGGGCAAAAGGCACCTTACCAGGTAATGTATATGTCAAACGCAAAACAAGTAGCACAGGACTGGAAGAGTAAAGGTTTCCCATACTATCCCGAAGATAGAAAATGGCGAGATGATGAGTTTAATAAACTCATGTCATTTAATAGAGATACCCTACTAGAAAGACAACATAAAATCATAGGTCAATCAACTCATGGTTTAACACTTGCATGGTCGTATATGCACC